AAGACGGGGGTAGATAAACACGAAATGATCGCCGCGGCGCTTAAACTTAATCCGGTACCACCACTATCACGTAGAGAGAACGGTAAAATACTTATCGGTAAAGCGGAACACGAGGCGGACGCGATCTTTGTCGGCATAGCATATTTTAGATTGAGAAAGATAAGAGAGAAGTTAAATATTTTAGTATAGGAGCAGAAATGAAAGCAATATACGAACCAAAAGGCAGGGCGGCAGGATACGCAAAACATGCGGTAAACCTTTATAAAGGCTGCGGACACGGCTGCACTTACTGTTATGCGCCTGCCGTTACAAGACGAGATCGAGATAAATTCTTTAACGAACCGCAGCCGAGACAGCATATCATAGATGAGTTAAGAAAAGATGCTAAGAAGCTAGGCGATCACTATAAGGAGCGATTAAGAACATACGGGCGCGCTCAAGAAGGGAAAAGGCAACTAATGGGCATTGACTTTACTAATCCCATGAATCAATTACCTGGGAAGCCAGAAATGCCATTTATCTTTCTCTGTTTCACCTGCGATCCGTACCAGCCGATTAACGAAAAGTATCAGCTAACCCGACAAGCAATTGAGATACTACACGAGAACGGACTCGGCGTTAACATACTGACAAAAGGCAAGATAACCGATTGGGATTTACTTGCCAAGAACCCGCATTTGTCAAAGGTAGGCGTGACGTTGACGGGTGCATTTAAAACTTTAACTGATGAAAAAAACAATTATGAACCAAACACATTAGACAATACAGACAGAATCATACAGTTAAGCAGGGCAAAGCTTCACAAGATCAAAACATGGGTATCAATGGAGCCGGTTATTGATCCTGAAAATTGTTTAGGCATGATAGAACTTTATAATCAATATGTTGATGAATGGAAAATCGGAAAATGGAATTATAGCAAGGAAGCCGACAAGATCGACTGGTATAAATTCACCAACGATGCGGATAAGTTACTTAAAGACTTAGGTTGTAAATACAAATTCAAAGAAGGCTTGAGGAGGTATTTAGATGAAAACAAAATATAGCGGTTTTGGCAGGTGTTTAATTTGTTGCAAAATTCCTTGTCAATGCGAGGAAAAGAAAAACATTCAAGAATGGGCTAAGTTAGAAGGATACATAATATTAGACCCCGATGGTTTTGATAGAACACGACCGGATGTAATGACTAAGCTGATTACTAAAAAAGAATTTGATGCAGGCTGGTTACGATGTACAATAGAAAAAATCAAGGAGACCCCAAATGACCGGTAAAGAGATATTAACAGGGCTGGTAGAGAAGGCGAGAGAGGGTGGGTTTATGAAGAACAAAGACGGCTTTGAAATCTGTGGTAAGTATATCGTATTTTACAATGAGAAAGCACCATTTGCAGGATATGATAAAGGGATGACTGACATAGAAAGACTTACCCTCTCCGATCTAATAACAAACCGCCCGTTTATGGAGGCTGTTTATGGGAGTGAAATGGTTTGTATCGAATGTGGCAATCTCGAAACGTCATTATCAGCGCATAATTACAAGATTTGCGATCATGACAACTGTATACCCGCTCACCACTACCACGCCCAGCAGCTAATCATCTTATCGCCTGATGAGCGGTTAAAATACATTGAGAGGGGGATCAAATGATAAGACAACGATATAGAGTATGGCATAATGGCAAGATGATTTACATAGAGGACGGCTGGTTCATCTCTTTTTGTACGGACACGCCTGACTATTGGTGGATCGGTGATGTAAATTATATAGACGGGGATTTAATTGCCGATTCTGACGATAAAGGCACGGTGTTAATGGAGTCTACCGGCTTGAAGGACAAGAATGGAAAGCTAATTTATGAAGGGGATATAGTATACTGGACAAGCACCGAAGGGGGAAGCTTTTATAAAGAAGTTAACTGGGACGACAAAGCCTTGTGTTGTTGTTTTGGGAATATTCCTTACTTTAAATTAATAGATTCTGGTTATTTTCAAACTAAAGTAGAAGTCGCGGGGAACATTCATAAAAACAAAGACTTGCTTAAATTAAATGCACCCCCCACCCATTATGATTATACAGGCCTACAAATTACTAAACACCCCCGCTATTAAAGAAAAGGGCGATAACTTGAAATAAGGATTATTATGACATCTTTTGAAATTAAAATGAGTTTATTGTATTATTATATGATTGAGCGCAACCATTTGGCTTGTGTTACAGAATATAATTTGGGTGGATATTTATATATCGGTGATATTATCGCAATAGATAAAAATATGCGTAGCCATGAGGTAGAAATAAAAGTGACTAAATCAGACCTTAACGGAGAGGTTGCCGCCATACAGGCTGTAATGAATGGTGATGAGCCCGCAGGCAATAAGCACAGAAAACATTATAACTATTTAAAAGAATTTAAAATTGTAAATAAATTTTCTTTTGCAGTACCGGATGCTTTAGTTGAATATGCGCTTAATTCAATCAAAGACACGCCTTATGGGTTAATCCAACTGTCTGAGCCAAGATCGTATGGGGTATTTAAAGCGTCTAGCTATAAAGTTGTCAAGATATTAAAGCGTGCAAAACTTTTAAAAAAAGAACCTATATCAGAAAAAGAATTTAAGAACATAACTAGGCGAGCTTGTCGATATAATTTTACTTTAATGAACAATATTTTAGGGATTAACTTACAATAAGGATCGACGCTATTGTAAATAACAGGGTAAAATAGGAATAAGGAGGATGGGATGAAACGAAATATATACCCAGTATTATTTTTAATATTTCTAATAGCATGTTTAACATTTTCCATAATCTGTTTAAAAGCAGCGAATAAAGATAGGGCTGGTAAAAACACAAGCCCAACCTCTCAGATCAACGAGGTTCAACGATCTCTTGATAAGCTAGGCAAGAAGGTGCAGGCGAACACAAACGGCTTAATAGCGTTGAACGATGAGTTCGTAGGTGACGGATCGGAAGGTTATTATGACTTTGAACCAGAAGAATATTACAATTCATACGGGATAGACGATATCCCGAGAGAGGGGGAATGAGAGATGTCAAGGAAAAGCGAGATGGATGAAATAGGTAACAACATTGAAACACTAATTGAATGTAGGGCTCTTTATCCGATAACGAATTATATTAATTTTTTACGTGACGACATCACCATCCTCAACGCCGCGCTCGATCTCAGCATATCAAAAGCAACGGGTAAGGCATTGAACGATCCGGCGATACAAGAGCATAAAGAGCTGTTAATAACTAAAGTGAAGGAGGGGAAGGGAAATGAGAGCTAAAATAAGCAAGCTTGATAATTTGCTTTTAGAAAAGGACGGCGGGTTTTTGAGCCAGATCTGTTTTGGTGGAGATAATTGCGGGTTAAGATGTCCGCTGTTCAGGGTTTATGATGATCCGGTTAATGGCAATCCAAAAAGCAAGAGGTTACATTTTTGTCATGGAGTAACTATTTTTGTAGATGAAGTAATATATGAGAACAAGGAGCCACCAAAATGAAAATAATAAAAGTACCACTAAAGGATCAAGTAGTATCGTTAGAAGTAGCGAAGCAGTTAAACCCCTTACTCAAGAAGGCGGGGATTGAGATTGAGGGGAATTATTGGTGGGAAAGATCAAGAAACAGTAAATATAATAAATGGCCTAAGTGGGATGTAACTAACTGGGGATATAAAACAAATGATAAGTTAAGACAACTCATCCCCACCTTCACCCTTCCCGAGCTGTTGAGGGTGATGCCGTCATGGGAACTTGGGGAATATTATATTTTGGTATATTTAGAAAATGCTACTCAAGAATTTCATACGATAAGAATTGATGATAAAAACGATCTAATCACCGCTGTTGCTGAAATGGTGATCTGGTGCGTGGAGAACGGGTACTTAGGTTGCATAGATGAAACACAAAGTGATTAGAGTTGCATTTTATTAATAATGTGAGACACAAAAAGAGGCCATGCACAAAACTGTTAAAAACTAAGGGGTTATACATGAAAGAAGGACAAAATATAGGCAATAAAGGCCACCTAATTAAGAACGGGCACTTGGGAGGGGAGAAGTGATGGAAACAGCGATAAAAATTCTTGAAATACAGAGGAAAGAAGTAGAGAGATTTAGCCAAATGAACAAGCATGAATTAATCCAAGAAATATTTAAACTGAAGATGGCCATATCTTTTCAAGATAAATTCATAGAGGACTATATAGAACCAGTTTTTAGAGCAAAATTTAATATAATGCAAGAAGAAATAAACATATTTGAAAAACAAATTAAAAAAGGAAGGTTTAAAATAATAACAGGAGACCACGACGATGACGAATAAGGAGAGGTTGGAGTTGGCAGAGAAAATATCAGCTGACATGGATAAATTAAAAAGGTCAGACAACACGACCTACGGTACATTAGAAGCCGCCATCTCAGATATGGATAAATTTATCTTACACTTTAAGCATGATAAATTCTGCCCCCGCTGCGGGGGTGATGTGTGAAGGAATTAATAACCAAAGAAAGGAGGTGATATAATAATGAACGAGAACGAAAAGCCTGGACGAGACAATTGGCAGCATCGAAGCAAAGGTATGCTCTGTGGCACGTGTATGTTTTTTATAGAAAAGGTTACAAATGCAACACAACGCTCAGACCATATTATCGGTAGATGTCGTAGACGCGCTCCAACAATGAGCGGATTTCCAGTAGTTTATTCAGATGATTGGTGTGGAGACCATAAGATAGATGAATGTAAGGGGTAACCCTTGACGCCCCACCCATAACTTGCTATATTGAAAGCACCACCAGCACCTTGTGTCTAACAATGAAGGGTACCACGAGAGGCGGCTATGACACGAGTCGCCTTTTTTGGTTACGCAGGAAAATCAAACCCGTAATCTTCTTTGATAGTTAAGGTAGCGGGTTGCCAGTTCAGGATCTTATAAAAATACTCAAAAGCTTTGCGGGATTGGCTTACCATAAGGCTCTTCCTATAAAGACCTAACAAGATACAGCCGTTAGTATCTTCTAAATAGTTGCCTACATGAAATAGGATATTGGCGCGGTTAGGTACGTTTAATATTTTATATACCTTCCTGAACTTAGGTGATTGATGAGGTACAATACTATACTTGCCGGCAGGTATACACGAAACATCTCTCTGGTTATTCTTATCAGGTAGCTCCAACGTCATACAAGCGAATCTATGGTCAACATTGATTATCCCGAACGTACCGTCTTTACCTGTTTTGAGCCTTGTTATTGTTACTTTCATCATAAGCCCCTTAAACTATCATAATCTTTGGGATAAAAACTGCCCCAGCGCCTATCCTTGCATCGAAGTTTTCCCATGTAAGACCGGTAGGATCGGTAGAGGGACTTGCGATTGTTTCTAGCTTGGTGCTGCTAAACCCGTCTCTATGAGATATATCGTCTCGCGAATAGTTTGAATCATACAAGTCCGTACCATCCCACGTCAAGCCAGCATTCGCCCAGTGGTCGGAAAAACTATCTAAAACCGTATTGCTAAAACCCTCTACCTTATAAATTGTACTGCCTCTAAAGACATAAAAGTCAGTCCCGTCAGTGGTTATGTCATAAGAAGAACCTGACCCAGGCGGGCTGGTGCTATCAAGTATAGTTGTGCTAAAACCGTCATGCTTGTACATTAAATTAACAGCGGCGTCTACACTATATATATTACCGTCTACATCGACAGTTAAGCCGTACCCATTATTTAAAGGCGTTGCTATGCTATCAAGTATATTTGTGCTAAAACCGTCATGCTTATATATTAAATCAGTAATAGGGTCTATGCTATATAAATCACCGTCCCAAGTTATGCTCCTAATATCTGATCCCGGCGTTGCGATGCTATCGAGAATGGTTGTGCTAAAACCGTCATGTTTATATATTAAATCAGCAGTGCGGTCTGCGCTCATTAGATTATCAGCCATTATTCACCCTCTCTATCGCCATTGTCAGTATGTCAGCAAAAGCTACGCTCTTATTAATGCCAGCAGTCGCATTGTCAGCGTTTAATGCGTCTTTGTCTGCTTGTGTTAACGATAGAGATGCGCTTATTTCAACGGTCAGCTTATCAAGTATGTCAATAACTTTATTCACATCAGTCATCTTTTTCACCTGTGGACGCCATGCAGCACCGAGCGTTTCGGCTTCCGCTTCGGTTATCTCTTCTATATCAGAGCTTTCCGTGAATGATGCTAAATCCGTGTCTTTAACCACACCTATACAATACGGTTTGGAAGCATCGTTTAAGCCCTCATACGCTATGATCTGTATTTTTGTAGAGTCATACTCCACGGGATATGTGTTTTGTATCTTGCCCTGGTTTTGCACCCTTGTCATCTTTACTTTGACTATCTTTGCCATTTAGTTTGATCTCCTTATGTTAAGCATCTTGTAAAACTGACATCGTAACTGACAGCCCTTTTGCTGCCGTACCGCTATGTACCGCATCTATATCTATCGTTATTATATCTCCTGCCGCCACTGTCGTTACTGTCAAGTCAGGCTGCGTGATGGCATCCTCTGTAGTTTTCTCCGTGGTCTCAATATCAAGCTTATTTGTAGCCATTATCGTAGTGCCGTTCTTATGGATATCAACTACCATCGTGCTAGTAATCCCTGCGATAGAGTTGTTAGCCATCAACCATTGTTTGTTTGTGTCTGACTGTAAAATCGTACCGCCAAACTTCATTACATGATCGCCATATATGTTCGTATCGGTAGCGCAGTCAGTCTTTGCACCAACACAATTAAAGTCTAAGTGCCTTATCTGTCGGGATGTGAGCGCCCAATCCGCGCTTGAAGAAGTGCCAACAGCGATATAAGCCTTATTGTTTGTCGTATCAATATTTATTAAACCAACGATTGCAGGTGTCGATGAAGGCGCGCCAGCCTGTGAGGTTATTAAACTTGCAACAGACCAATCCGCGCTTGATGCCGTGCCGGTAGCAATATAAAATATATCGCCTGTAGTATCAATATAAATATCGCCAAGATTAGAAGGTGTTGATGTGGGCGCACCTGACCCGGATGTGATAACACTTGCCGCCACTGCTCCAACGCCAACACTGCCGTCAGGGTTGAAGAGTATGCTCTTGTTTGCCCTTTCGGTATCAATCGGCAATTCCATATTTAAAGAATCTAAATCGGTTATATGCCTTCTTATTGAACGATCAACGCCAAGAGCGTTCTCTTGCACCATCGTCATTGTTTTATCTTCACCAAGGTTAAGATCATCAAAATAAAAAGCATCATTCATGTCGGTGGTACGTGACTTGGCAGACTCCCTAGATATCGTTAACTTTTCACCGGTTGCAAGGGTTGAATAAGAACTACCGCCAACTGGAAACTCTACCGAGCCTGACGTTGCCGTACCCACGCCTGTTACTAAATAATCTGTAACTATTGTAGGGTTAGTTATCACCCCATTAACATCACGATGATATAATACTAGATCAGAATTATTGTAAAATATTTCAGGGAACGCGAAATCTACCGCTACATCATTACCGTCATATCTTCTTACTGCTGTACCTGCCGCTACTGTCATTGTACTGTCCCCCTATTATTTACCGCGCGGTGGCGGAATTAGATATTTTATGCCCGGTGCTGCGTCCTTTGCCTTTGCGCCACGTTCTGCCCTGCTAACTATCTTTGATACAGGCACGCCGGATAATATTGATATTGTATGACCGATCCCCCATAACGCCGCTTCTCGTTCTTTTCTGTTTTTAAAACCGTTCAAGCCTCGCGCGCCTTTTATAACACCCTGTACCGCCTTATTACCTGCTTGCAATACGGGGCTATCTATCGGGTTACCATAGCCGGTTACAGCCCTTACTATGTTCCTTGCAAATGGTACACCCATCAAAGCCCACCCTTGCACTATCTCAAATAATATGTCAAGCTGTGTCTCATCGTCTTCTAAGTCTCTACCCCAGATAATGGCTTGTAACATATTAATGGCAGCCAAAGGTAAGAACGCATCCATGAAATTGAACCACGCATAATCAAGTGTTGAGATTGATTTATTACGCCACGCCCGATAATGGAGTCTTTGTCGCTGCCCGTATTTGCCTACCGTAAATGTTTGGAACTGCGAGAATAATCTTATAATGCCACCGTCTCTTTGCCATGTAGATAAATCCAAAGGCTGTGCGCTTGGCTGTGAGTTTCTAACGAGATCATCCGCATACCTTGTTGCCTCTTCTAAATTAGACTGGTCCGCGTTAAGCTTATCGTTAAACGCGCCATGCCATATAGGTAATACCGTGACGGTATCTGCAACCCTTATCTGCCAGAACCCGAAGTTTTTAACGTCCTGCCACGTTACCTTAGTATCACCAAAATAAATGCCGCGCTGCTCTTTGGTAAGCTTTAAAAATGCCGATCTTAGCTCTCTATCAAATGACTTTAAACGATCCCGCATATACGGCGATAAGTCGATCATCTTCTGATAATGTACCGATGGCGACATTAAAGTAGAAGAGAATCCATCAATATAAGCGCGGAAGCCCATGTCTCTAATCGCACCAAACGTTGATAATGGCTGTTTAATCGCAACGCCCGTATTCCATGCAAGAACATAGAGCGTTGATAGTCCACGCATCCATTCAACTGGTCTTGCGCCCGGTTGGTCAAGCCCCGCCCTTTTCGGATTTGCAATATGTTGGAGAGCCGGTCGGATAGTATTATAAACATCTTTACCTAAGATACGGATAGCCGCCGCCCTAAAATCATGGCTTCTTGTTATTCTGTCCGCGTCCTTTACTACATCGGTTAAATGTATATAATGGAGAGTATCGTTTATATGGCTATCAATAACGCTAAGATCCAAGAGAATCGGCAATGCAGCGCCCCTCAATCTCTTTATGGTCTGACCTGACTTAGTGTATGGCACTTGTATTTTAGCCGCTTCATTATTGAATAAATCCTCCACGCGCCCTCTATCCTCTACGGCATAAGACAAATTCCTGTCATGCCTGATCGGGTAATAACCGCCTTGATATTCTTTACCTTTAAAGTTGAAAGGGGTTGCTTCTACTTTTGACATGCCATAATTCTTTATCTTTATATGTTGCTCATCAACCTGTTTAAATAAAGAGTTTATAATATTCCATATCCCTTGCATTGCATCCATATCCTTTTGAGACAACATATCTTTGATAGTTTCTACTATACCGGGCGTTAAGTCAGGATAACCAGCCAATAGATTAGCATAGTTGCTTGTCTCGCCAATATTGCCCGTATTCAATACAACCGCGAATATCTGTTGCGCTCTCCATCCGTTTGTCTGACCATCTGCGCGCATCAACGAAGGCACGGGTGCGCCTTTTATCCTGATATTGTTACCGAACTGCTTATGCCATTTTCGGATAGTCTTGCTTATTTGTTTAAGGTGTGGGGCTAGTTGCTCGCTTATCTCTTTGTTTTGTAAGGTTAAAGCATCGAGTCCGTCCTTTATTGGATTCATAACAAATTGCTCTGCTGGTCCGACCTTGCCATCTTTGCCAAGGTTAGTATAGCCATCAACAGATTTCATTTCAAATGTCAAGCTGTCGAACAGAGAAAAGAACTTCCTGGCAGGATCGGTTATCCTTCGCATCAACGATCCCTTTTCCCATACCTTAAGGCGTTTAACAGTGCTTTGAACTGCTACAGATTTATCAATAACATCTTGTAAAAGGGTTTCACCATCAGACAATGTATCTTTCTTGCCTATATTGCCCTGACCGGCTAAGTATCTTATCGCATTATCTAAGTCTTTAAACTGTTCTAATGTGAGATCGCGGAAGTCTTTAGCGGTATTGCTAAACAGGAAATCAGGCACTTGATAGCCGTCATTGCCATAATCATCACCTGCGAATAGTTTATTATATTCAGGTATCAGTTCGGGCTTACTAGGCACTAACGATGCAAGATTGTAGCGGTTTATCAAGTGTAGTATAGCTTCCCTATGTTCAAAGTCGATTACTTTAGATTTGCCGGTCCTCTTAGCTCTTTTTAATACAACGTTCACTTCATCTTTAGCGTTCTTTGACAGGCTTGCCATCTCATAATTGAAGCGTTGTAGTTCATTCGCTTTAGATGCCGCATCCCAATCTTTACGCAAAATAGCCCTGCGCTCATCAGAAGCCGCCTTTTTCATTGCAGATAAGTATATATGCTGCGCCCTTGCGTCTCTCACTGTCTTAGCGTTCATCGTGTCTTTAGCGAGTTGTTTTATCCGGGCAGATGATATGATTGATGGCTTGCCTTGCTTCTTCCTGAAAGCCTCTATTTTCTCGTCTATACGTGCCTCTATTGCGTTATTTAGCTCTGCGCCTTCAAGCTCTGGCGATTCTGATTGTATCTCTTCTGTGGCTTTTGTTTCCCACCTGCCCCTATTTCGTTCAATACCAGCCTCTAAGGTTGCCTCGTCAACTCCTTTATTGTTGATGTTCCGCGATATGATGTTTAAATATTGCCTATATTCCGGCAAGTCAACGATAAAGTCCTCTGCGCTGAACTGTGCGTCATGTGCTAATACTTTATTATTGACTCTCTGGTCAACGGCTACGCTGAATTTTGGTGTGTCAAAGAACGCATTTATCATTTCAATATAATCATCATAGCCATAAAAAGCAGCAACCATATCCATTGATTGCCCGCCTTTGTCACCAACTCGTTTTTTTAATATCCTTGTAGTAGGTAATAATTTTATAGCTTCTTCACCATATCTTTCAACAAATTCATCTCTGTCTATTTGATTGCCGTCCGCGACGATAGAACTCATTGTTTTATATGTCGGGTTCTCGTTTCTTATTTCACGCCTTGCCTCTTCTCGCCATTCCTTTACGTTCTCTCGATAGCCTGTGTTACGCGCTTTTGTCAAGCGTTGCTTTGCTTTCCTTACTGTTTTCTCTATTTGGAACTTAGCGAACTTCTGATCCGCATCGTTCATGCCTAGAGCTTTCATCTCATCAACTGTCTTTATGGTGAACCCTTTAGTCTGCGCGATTGCTTCCACTTCAAGGTTAGCCGATAGCATTCTGTCGAATGCTTGGCGCACATCATTATTCAGAGTAACATCTAAAGACTTCACAGTCTTGTAAGTCTCTAAAAGCCATCTCTTGAATCTTTCAAATGCAGAGGCTAATTCTACCGTTGGGGCTTTACCTTCCATGAGATAGGCTTCAAAGCCTCTTGCGAATTGCTCTGATTGCGTTCTTGTAAATTCCTGCCCTTTTTTTGCACCTACAAATTTTCTAAAGGCATTCATATCCTTTATAAGCTCTTCTGATGCTTGCCTGGTGACCTCCAGATTGTTATATTCTTTTAATGCGATATGCCCCACTTCATGCAGGACGCTTGACAGGTCCGCACCCTCAAAGAGGTTGATTAGATGACTCTCGTTTGTCAATGGGATAGCCGCTCTTGGTGGTGCGCCCTTTTCAGGTTGAAAGAATCCCTTTATCTCTTCTAATGTGGTTTTCTTAATGCCTATCTTTTTTAGAAATGCTACAGGGTCAACATCTTCTAATGATAATCTGTTCGCTAATCCCTTCATCAATGCTGGTGTTGTCTCAACTGTCTCCTCTGTTAATCCCGCTTTCTTACCTTCTTCCTGTATCCTTGTTATCTCTTGGTTTATTTCCCTTTGACGCTTCGTCTCTTCCGCGAACACTTTGACGGTAGCTTCTACATCGTCTTGATCTATCCCCTGCTCTATGTCTCTTTGAGTATATCCGCTTGGTGCGGGCTTCATATCCTTTGATATTTTGTCAAACTCTTCTCTTGGCAGCTGTGATAGTGCTTTGGAATGAATTACCTCTATATCTTCGCCTGTGGCGGCTGTAGCCTTAGTCTTTTCAGGGTTCAAGCCCACCTTCTTTAATATCGCATCAGCCTCGTCTTTTGTGTTCTCTTGGTATAATAGCTCAATCCCTTCAGGAGATATATAGACAGGTTGCCCCATTCCGATTATTTCAAGGAACTGTTCTGAATGGTCAGGGCTTCTTTGCTGTGTCTTGCTCTGGTCAATAACCTCTTTCATCTGGTTATTATCGTCATGAAACTTTTTGCTTATCGTGGAATCCGCAACTGCCTTGCCGGTGCTAACAGCAGTACCCGGGAGCATAAAACCTAAAGCAGAATATGCCGTTTCCGATGCTATCGCGCCAAGCCTTGTAAAGAAAGCGTCCCATTCAAAGCCTTTAAATTCCGCATCGGTTGTTCTTTCCTGTAGTTTCTTGCCGATCTCACCGAATATCACGTTGGATATTTCCTGTAATACTTCCGTTGCTATTTCTGTTGTCCATGCCGTACCCGCTCTCAAAGCAATGTCTGTTAACTTCTTTCGTATTGTAGGGCTTTTAACAACCTCTTTTATAAGCTTAGAGTTTATCTTAGAGAATATCTTATCACCGCCCGGGAACGTTTTAACAACAGCTTTGAATGATGCGAACTCTAAGGAGGCATTAACGCCGCCAACACCCAAAGCCATAACTTTGGCAATGTTCGGATCGAGTGGGTTGCCCTGCTCGTCTTTTATCTCTGTAAATTCTCTGAAAGCGCCGCCGAACTCTTGATAGAACATGCTCTCTGCTCTACCGACAATAAAGCCCTGACCCGCGCCTGCCGCCGCTGTCGCTAATAGTGGGAAAGTTACAACCTCTTCAAGCGGAGATGGTTCTAATAAACCCAATGCTGCAGCACCGGCCGCGCCTACCACCGCGCCTAATGGCGCGCGCTCTAACCCTTTTTCAGCCGCCAATATCTGTTGAGGTATCTGTCTCGATGTTGCGGTCAATACCTTTTCAAAAAAGCCTTCCGCTTCAAATGGTTCAAACTGTGCGCGTTGTTCTTCAAGCTTCCTTATCTGTTCGTTCGCTATGTTCGGATCAAAACCAAGCAACTCTCGTCTCGCCGTCCAATAGTTTATGAGCGTGTCTACCTTGCCCTCTTCAAATGATTGTTTAGTCTTATCCCAAGTGGTCTGTATATTTACAAGCTCTTCTTCATCATCTCTTGATATAGCCGCATTTTGGAATCTGCTATAATAATTCTTTAGCTTTGAAGGATCGATTTGTCCGAATGCAGGGGCGTCTATCATCTTTTTCACTTTGGCGGGATCTTCTCTTACAATGGACGTGGGTATGCCGGAATCTTTTGATAACTTATAGTTCTCTGCCTCTTGATCTGGGCTTAAATCTTGGGTAATGTTAAGATTAAATTTTGCTTGTTCATTCTCAGGATTAAGCGCATCTACCTTAGAGAAAAAGGATTTTTCAGAAGGAGAGTTCTCGCTTACGGCTATTTGCTGTTTCTCTTCGTTAGGAACTTTATCTATTTTACTAAAAAACGAAGCTTCTGACATCACTACCTCTTTATCGACCTTATCACGCCGATCTTATTTATTTTCTTATTCAACAACTCTTTTTGTTTTTGGGATAGCTCTAGCTTTAATATCGCCTCTTTTTTGTAGAGCCTGAGGACAGTCTCATCCTCTGTGATTATCCCCTGCTTTCTTAAAGCGTCAATTATCTGTTTTCTTTCTACGCCACCATCAACACTGTCATCGTTTACATCGGCTGTCCACTTATCAAGAACGCCTTTTGATACAGCCTCTTGTAACGTCAGGGCGGCGCCTTCTTGAGATATATCATAACCCAAAATAGTAAAACTTTCTCTTTCAACATTGCCGTCAATAAATGCTTGTCGGGTTAATTTATTTGCTTCTACTGCCGTTAAATCCCTTCCGAGTGCTTGAGCCTCTTTATCTAAATATTCTAAACTATACATAAAGTTTGTTGCTTGCGCTTCGCTATCAACATCAAACTTTTCATCGTTTACAAGCTGAAACGCTTTCTTGGCAGTTTCATATTTTACAAATCCTTTAGCGTCAACATTCCCCTGGTTCTTTAGCCTTGTCAATGCTGTATTATAATCACTGTCTCTTAAATCAGGGTAAAACTCTATCAGCTCTGTCGGTCTTGTGATTTCTTTATTTTCAATCATCTCTAATACTTTGGCTTGTACCTTTCTGCTAGTAGTAGCATCTTTCTCTTTCCTTTTAAACCGTTCAGTTGCGACCTTCTCGGCTTTTATTTGATCTTCCGGGTTCTCTAGGTTTGCTGCAAAATCCAATCCTTCCTCTTCGTTTTTCGCAACATTAGCAATTTTATCAAGAGTATCAAGATAAGCCTCTTTTTGCGCATCTTTGTCTGTTTGATCTAATTCTGTCTTTCTTGTTTTTAATCTTTTTACAGTCGCATCCCTTTTTTCTGGGTCTTTTTCTTTTCTCCCGATTTCAGCCCACTTTGAACTATCAGGTTCAGTTAAAACAATTTCATCAGCCCTTTGTTGAGAATATTGGATTATACCTTCTTTTTTTAAGAGTTTCTCTATCGCATCTCGCTTATCGGGTAATATTTGCTTTTTATTTTTATCATAATATTCTTTTGCGTCCACGGCGTTTAAAGCTACCTTTCGATTCAATATGCTCTCGTGGAATGATGACCAGATTTCATCACTAACATTTTTAGCCGCTTCCATGGAGAACCCCTTGGTTTTCTCTGTTATTGCATCCTTAAGGTCAAGCGATTTACTGAATATAGTACCTTCTTCATGCAACTTGCCCACAGAAGCCGCCGCAATATTTATCGAATTAGCTATTATTCCTTCATTCTGCTTTTCCTTTAATAGCTTAAACTCACTTACTTCGTGCCCCTTTATGCCCGTTAATCCTGAATTTCTTTCTGACATTATCTTTGCAAGGGCTTTTTCTCTTTGATTGTCATTTTCTAACTTAGCTAAAAGTGTTTTGTTAAAACCTTCTATGTCTTTAATCGCTATGTCTGTGACACCATCAGCAGCTAAACCTGTTTTGCTTGTGTATGTCGGTTCTTGATTACGCCACCAATCCTGATATTTTATAACAGCATCTTGTGCAAATAATTTATCTCGTTCTTCTTTGAATTTGGCTTGTATTTTAAGCTTCTTCGCTTCCGCTTTCGCCGCAAGCACCCTTTCTTTTTCCTCAACTGCAAGAGCTGTCCTGCCTAACCTCTCGACCTGTCCACCGATCCTGCCGATAACATCAGCCTCGAATCCGCCAAAGTCGCCTTGGCCGGCCGGCGATATCTGACGCGCCGATGGTAATGCGGTAGGTGCTACTTGTCGTTGCTTAGTTGGTACTGTAAATCCAGCCATTTACTACTCCTATTTAAACGGATTATCCGCTATGTTAAATGTTGGGGGCAATGCTCGCGGCGGTAATTTACGCCTTGTTAATGGACTTTTCGTTTTGGGTCTCTTGGTTGTCAGGCCAAACTCCCCAAATCCTGTCAGCAGTTCCGCGCCCGCCGCTATCGGTGCGAATTTGCCCGCGCTTCTTCCTCTAGCCTTATTGAATAAAAGTTGTGACGTCTCATTCATCTTGCCGACTTTCAAGCCCCATATCTCACGCTCTATATTCTTTTGAGTTGTTATAACGTCTGCCGCCGTTACCCTTGCGGTCTCTTCTACTATCTCACCAACTACCGCGCTTGATATGTCTATGCCACTTGAGGCAAAAGAAGAAACTTGACCGGCCACAAATTCAATTCCTTGTCGTTCGATCTGTTTCTCTGCGATCTTGCCAAGGGTCCTGACATCCTTTATCTGAGCTTCTATTATCTTAACATTGTTACGATTGACTTGCGCGTCATACTTAGCACGCGCCTCAGCAGCCTTCAAGCCCTGATAAGTGCCATAAGCTTGTAACCCTACCCCTATTAATGCTGTGCCGCCCATTTATTTACACTCCATATAGAATCTATGAAACGGATATCCAAATGCGCCAGATGGCGCAGCGTCCTCTACGGTGAAGCCGCACCACAATAACCATCTGATTGCCTTTAAATAGCGCGTATCCACGTAATTATAAAGGAATTTAAAGTCCTTTTTGATTTCATTAATTATCATCTTAGAATATTTAACAAAAAACTTTTTCATCTTATCAAGGCCCTTAGTGCCAAGTAGCCACGGTATCCCATAATCGCTGAACATAGCCTCAGCCCTAACCCCTAAAACTGCGACTGCCTGATCGTTCTTGTTGAATACTACCCAGCGCCTATGTGACATTACCCAACTATCAACAACATCATAATATGGACTCTTGCCAGTAGCGGCAAACAACTCATCAAAGTCCGATACGCGCAAATCCATAGCAACAGCCTCTACATGCTTATCATAAGATGCGTCAAATACCTCAATTATTCTGTTGCCATTTTCGTTAGCCACTAAAATCGACATCTGGTATGATCCTCTTTATCTCTATTGGCAATGGCCCTGCCTGTCTTATTATTATTCTGTCAGTCTTTCTATAATCTGACGATAACGTTATTTCCTTGCTGCCCGTAAATAATTCAGGTGGATTCTCGCCGCCCGATTCATTAAAAAACGCTATCTCTTGATATTCGTCCGGCCGGTTGCTTGACGCTATCTCCGCGCCCCTTGTTTCTTTAAAGTATATGTCGGCCTTTGTGATGCTCTTCAAACGACCCTGTGTGCTTCCTGTATCAGCTAATATCTCAATGTCAGGTGTTTCCATTATAGATACGTAAGGAATGCCTATATGTGCGAATGATGTTGATTGAGACAGTGTTATTGAACCACCTGATACGGTTAGCCCAGTTTCAACCCTGCCGTCGGCCAAGGCTGTAACTGTCCTTGCTTCTAAATGGTCAAGCCCTGATATGGCAGCTATCATCTTTCTAGCTTCACCGCTTGATAGATATGTACCACCCAGCGATAAACCATCCACGGGATTGCCACCTTTATCCCAAAGCTCAAAGTTGTTTGCTGTCTTATTAGTCACTTTATATTTTGCATATAGATTGCCCGGAATATTATTTACACCTGTCATGCCCTTAACGTTTTGTATCTTAATGAAATCACCGTTAGAAAATCCATGCGCCGTTATATCAACAATCGCCGGGTTTGCTGTTGAAATATTCGTTATTGTCAATGGAACATCATAAGTCAACGCGCTGTCAAGGAATTTATAATCATAAGGAGTGCCGGATGCCTGCAACCCGAACGCAGCCTCTTGTGACGTTATCCGCCTATTAAGCTGTTCAATATAATAGATCGGTGGCGCACCATCAACACCGCGATTAACAACAAAATAGACATCATCAATATTATCATCAGAACTGTTCGGTATAACTGCTATATCCTTAAACCCTTCACCGATTGGTGTTGTATGTTCATGCCAAGCCCAAATATCATATTCTTTAAAGTATGTAAGCCCCAAGAGCTTACCATTATCTAATACACACCATATAACCGAATCAGGCTCCCTTGCGTAAGCCCACCTGACTATGCGCCGATCTTTGAACAAATGACTCGCAAGCACGCTAAGATCACGCTTTGTATAACCGCTAGTCTCAAATGATGATGTGAGTTCAACCACTTCCTCTTTACCGCGCGGCGTTAAGAGAATAGAGATACCTACTGCGAGAGGCTTTAAATTAAGAGATCCAACCACGCTATCTATTTTGATGTTGGTATCTGTCGGGGTAATAACCCCACCACTCGCGGCAAACACTTTCCAAAGCTCACCGGCCGTACCTACATTGAGACCATTTTGTAACAACAACCATTCAAGACCGTTTATTTGTGGCGTTGGTGGATTAAATGAAAAAGAGTCGGTATCAAGGCTAGGTGTATTGAAACCAAAGCTTTCAAAATTGCCCGTTTGAGATGGCCATATTGTCTGTGGGTTATCATAATTTTTAGCATAGAACAGCCTTTGTTCGTTTATAATACCTAAAGCGGGATAACCGGCGGTAGCATTAAATTCTGAGATACGCCAATCATTTGTGCTATGAGCTTCTGCGCCACTTGTTCTTACATCAGTTGTATGGAACGATAAATAGTCAATGGAAACAGTATCACCGTTAGTAGACCCCACACTATCCAAGCTAATATAAATAGTATCTTGGGTAGGTAATACATCATAAGTTGTCGTACCTGCGCCTACTATCGTGGTTGTGAATATATCGCCTAATTTTGCGGCAGTCCCTACGTTGACCACTACCGTCGGGGAAGTACCGGTCATGGCAGCAACGCTTATCTGTAATAAATGGCTTTTATTTGTAAAGGTAGTAACGATCTGTTGTGTTATTGCACTATTAGCGGAGCCTTGAGTCAACACGGCATATATATTCGTAGCATCATAAGTCAATGTATTACCATTTGCTACATTGGAATGCTCCTCCCAGAAGTTTATGCCATTAGCAAACTTATAGTTTTGTATTTGTTCATAGGCTGGGTGTTTGCCATCATTGCTAACCAAGCTCCATAAGTTTGGCGATCCCGGCACATAAGTAAATTGAGACCAAAAAATTGCGCCCAGTTCGCCGGGGATAGGAAATCCAGTCCTAAAAGATTGTGCTGCCTCATAATTATCAAAAATCGTTGGATCGGAAGCACCTACAAACCAGCCGGGTGGCGGTGACTTTCTTGAAATCTTTATAGTTATATCTGAATCACCAACAACGCGCCCCTTATAAGGTCCGTCTTGATAAAATATTTGAGCTATTGTCCAATCAACATGCGAAGTCCGGGTTATTTTTCTTGTCCGATAATCAGGATGAAAAACATATAATACATCGGCTGATTGAGTAAACTCAAGGGCCGCTACATCCGCTATCGGATAAGGCGTTACAACTTCGACTGGACTACCGCCGCTTTCTACTAAGCCACCATCTTTAATGATCCTCATCTTAGAATCACCAAACTCTAATATATAAGCTTGTTCTGTATTGAATTGGAACGGGATAAGCCTTGATAATTTTGCTGTATTTTGTGCGTCATCTATATATTGAGTACCCGGACGGTTCTTAACTCCACCCAAAGCATCAACGATAAAGTTCTCGCATTGGATCAAGCCTGTACGAGCCTTATCTAAATCTATGCTAGACGCTAGTTCAGGCGATATTATCCCTGTTATGAATGTTGATATAATACTTTTAGTCATAGTTACCTTCTCGCGTCTATATACCTTCTGTGTTTTTTAAGTGGTACATGCTTATCTTTATTGCTGTTCTTCTTTGCTATACCGAGTACGGCAATATATTCGTTCGCGATAGAGTTCCTTAACTGCTCATCTCTTTTTATTTTCATAACTATTCTCATAGCCAACGATAATGCCAATACATCTAAATCATCCTGCTCAAATACGTTGAGATTAGTTATGTCCCTTGTATATATCAAAACAGCATCTTCTTGATCTGTTAGGATTGTCTTGCTATTACCGGCCGCATCGGTCCCTTTATCAAACTCGATCACTTCCGTTGTGCTTGCTGGGTTGAATATCTCTCTTGCTTTCATGCAATCGGCGGGATACGCGTACACATGCTCATATTTACTATCTTCCTCGCCTGATACCAAAGCAAGAGCAACCTCTTTCCTTGCAAAGCCCGGGTCAGCGTCCCTTAGATATGCCTTGCGTGCCCTCTCAAAATGACGTTTACAAGTTGTGGCCTCTACTGATGTATCAGTATCTATATCATTTATTTCAGAGCTACCTATCCTGTTTAAAGCATCGTTTGCTATTTCCGTTTTAGTTGCCATGTTTATAAATCCTCTAAAATACTATCCCACCCCGCATTAACTATGCCGCCAGCCTGCACAGATATAGCTCTTATAACAACATCGGACTTTGCATCTATCTTAAAGGGTGGTAGAAACAGCCTATTAAATGTGCCGTTATTTAATGTTGCGGTAAGTTTCACTTGCCATGCTTCGCCGAAAGGCCTAACATATAACGCTATACTCACATCCTTATTGCCCGTTGCCTGTAAGCATAAATTTTTGATAAGCATCTGCTTACCGTTCGGGACGGTATAGTGGGTCATTAATGTTTGTCCTTCTCCCGGATCAATCGTAGCCATAGTTACTGTAGAGGCATTGTTCTTTATTGAGATTGTGCCTTCGTTAGATTGCGTAGATCCCGCCGACCTTATTATTGCGCGATATACCCTAAGATATGTTTCAACCGTATCAACTGCTGTTTGGCCGTTTAAGGTTCTTGTTTCCGATATTTCATCATAATTATCATCAAGTCCATAAATTTCAATCGTCCGCGCGCCGGTGTCTGCCGGATCGCCATCATCATCAACGTCAGTGCTTGTTATTTTTAATATTTCACCGCTGCTTAGATATGTTTTTGTACCGCCAAAAGACCATACATCCTCAGTTGCCGTACCTACATCTCCGTTTTTACCAAACTTATTAAAGTCTTCCTTGCCACTTATAAGCCCTCTTGAGATATCGTCTTCATAAGGCTCTGCGGCTGTGTTAAGCTTATCGTTTGCCACTATTGCGCTATTAGTAGAATCTGGGTGTGATTTAATCTCAACTGACGTAAGTGCATAAGCAAAAGTCGTTATTAATATGAGAAAAATTGTTATTGATAATGTGAAATTTCTTTTAAACCACTTCATCTTAAAATACCTCTAATAGTGGCGGGAGCTTTTACACCCCCGCCTAGTTAACCTATTTATGCTTCTGCCCTCTTTTCCTTCTCAGCCTTTAACAGAGCTTCCAACTTCTCTAAGCCTGTGTTTGGATGGTAAGAAACCTTCGGATCCACCAGAGCGTCAAGCTCTGCCTTGACAGCTGCTCTTTTCGCCTCTGCTTCTGGGTCTGGGGCGGTAATAGCAGGTGCCGTCTTCACGGGAACAAATAGCTTTTCCGCGCTCTTGTCTATTTCACCTGTTGCTATTGCACCTGGTAGCCATTTCCTTAGAACCCCGCCTACCGGCACATAGCACTCTTTGATGCATTTCCATTTTTTAGACATAATTGCTCCTCCTTAAGCTGGCGCGTTGTCATTGTCAACGCCGTTAACGATTTTAGCGGAGATAGAACCCGTAGTAAAGTTCTCGGTCGCTACCGTGTAATACAACCTGTTGTATCGCTTTAACCCTTTTGGTATATTGAATTTCGCGATTACCCCAGCCGTCAAGTCTGCCTCTGCAATAGGGCCAGTACTTATTAATGTTTCAAGAGCTGTAGCAAACCCTGAATCAGTGTCTGTTTCCCAATCTATCGTAAGAACGGCGGCATCACCGGCAGAGTCAAGGATCACGGGTGAATAAACAACGACGTGATTCCCTTCTTTCAGATCACCGGCGGCACCTAGATCGATATAGTTTGTTGATGCAGCAGTCGCAGTTAATACTTGCGCGTTGCTGAATACATTGTCTTGATGTGCTAACATATTGTTCTCCTTTTAATTAATTGTTCTTGTTAATATTAGACCTTGCTGAATGTACCGCCTACAGTCGCCTCATTGATGAGCAATGCATCACATACCTCGATGTCAATGCCCCAGAATTGGACTTGTTCTTGCCCCTGCACCTGCGAGAACCCAACATTACCACCAACAGTCTTTGAGAGCTGTTGCATGATGAATGAGTACACTGTATCGTTGACGTATATCTTTTTCTTGCCGATCTTAACGCGGGTCATCCTTAACGCCATCCTTTGGAACAGCACGTTAAGGTCAGCACCGGTAGACGCATCGGCAATCAAGAGAGAGTTGTCAATGTTGCATATCCTTACAATACCGTGCCATGACGGAACAGCTATCCCAAGAATCTGTTGAACAAATCGCTTATAACCTAACAGCTCCCTTGTAGAGTCTATCGGATCGGTTATAGGCACTCCGTCAGCGCCAGAAACGCTATCAATCCTATCGATCTCCAGCCCTGCCTTTTGACCTTGCGGATATATGCCGTGGAATGTTTCGGTACTGTGTACGATACCCAAGACGCTCATGTTATCCGAGCCGGTACCGCCACCATTAATGATGTTGTATCCCGAGTTTTTCCTATCGGCAGACGGCGTACTCAACCTTGCATGGATCCCGATAAATTCGTCTACATCAACGGCAGCACCGTATATGATGGTCTCTTCTATCTTTTCCATGACAGATTTAATGTGGAACATCTCTTGCTTTGACATAAACTCCGGCACATTGCCACTCAGCCTAGCGGTCTCTCTGTCTACCTCAAACCTGTTACCGACTCTAGCAGTACCGTCTTTTACGATCTTGGTTGTTGCTTTGCTTTTCGGATAACCCTGTCCTAACATAACATAATAAGATGTCGGCAACCCGGTAAGCTCTGCATGTTCAAATTCATCGATTCTATTACATTGTACCATCATTAAGTCTCTGATGATTGGTGTATTTTCTGTAACCATATCATAGACCTTCGCAAGCTTACCATCTGAAAGCGTAATCCTCGCGAGATCCATTAAGTTATATTCAGTTCCTAACCCAGCCATGTCGTATCTCCTTTAAAAAATTAATTAACGTTTACCTAGATTCGGATTTTGTTCTAATATATCCGAATACTTGCCAAAGGTTTCTTCTTTTCCTACTTTGTTTTCACTATTAACAAAAGTATCCTCACTGATAGACTCGCCTATTTTTATCATACCCCTTATGTAGTCGGGATGATGTACAAGCCCTGTCTTTACAAGGAAGTCTTTAAACGCTTCCGGCATAAAGGTATCATGCGCCTTTTTCCCTTTCTTGATCTGCTCCTTGTAGTTATCGCCAAGCTCTTTGCGTGTTTCCTTTTGCCATGCAACGGTCTCTTCCTTTTGGTTCTTTGCAAGATCCGCGTCTCTAGCTTTGTCGAAATCTTGTTTGAGTTTGATTATTCTTTGAGCTTTTGGCTGTGATAAACCCAGCTCTTTAAATACTTCACTTGCCATATTATGCTCATCATCAGTCATGTCAAAGCCTTCTTCTAGCTCAAACTTCTCATAAGTCTCCGGCGCGCCTTCTGCTTTATCAGCATCGGCATCCTTATCTACTTCTTTGTCGCCTTCACCATCTTTGCTGTCTTTGCCATCTTCAAAGCCTTCCGGTTCTTTGGTCTCTCCTTCGCCTTCGCTTTTACCTTCACCGCCTGCGAAGCCCTTGTCTTGAGGTTCTTCTGTTGCTGGTGTTTGCTGCGCTGGCGTCTGGTCTGCGTTGGTGTTATCCTGTGCAGTATCAGGCGCATTATTTGTTGTGTCTTCTGCCATTTTTCTTTGCCTCCTCATTTTCATTATTTAATGCAGCTATTTCTTTTTCTATATTATCCATCTTATTCATACATTTCATTAACTCATCTGATATATCAGTTACGCTTAATTTATATTCTGCCTCTGTTAATACTCGCGTTATCTCTTTGCCAACTTTTTGCTTGCCAAGCTTGTAATAAGTCTCCGCTGATCCGGTGTACGCATCTTTAAGTGGAGCGGTCTGTCGTAATATCCACAACACAAACTCTTCACACTCCGGGACGCTCATTGCCTTTTTTACACCATTGATAAAGTTCTTTTCCTCTAACAATACCTGTATCATTGCACTGTTCGCATCAACCTTTGACTGATTAGTCGATTGCTGTCTTTGGTTGTTCTTATCTCTATGCAATTAAGATGCGCCTCCTTGAGTTAGTGCCGTCAAAGCGTTATCGCCGCTTGTATCTGTCTCTGATAATGTCTTTGCGCTGTCGATCGCACCTTGTGCCAGTATCGCGTCTTTTTCCGCTTGAAGTGCCGCCTGATCTGCCGCGCGCTTTGTTGCCACATCCTCATCTGAATTGACGATGCCGGCCTTCACCCCTAGAGCGTTTGCCACTTCATCGGCCGCTTGATCGGCATTAAACTTGTCTCTGATCTCTGGGAACGTTTGGGCTGTCCTCTCTATATATGCCGTAAACTGCTCTATCGGTGTAAGCTCTGATATCCTTTGCGCTAATTGGATGAGCGATATAATCTCTATTTTGATTTCTTCACCTTCGATCTCTGGCGGCGGATCGGGTAATAATCCGGCCTTGTCCAAGATATCAACGCATCTTTCAACGATCGGTCTTATCATGTCCGGGTGTAGTTGCTCCATTATCGGGCCGAGTAGCAAAAGCTCTTCCCTTTTAGCCTCAAGCACCTCTGTAGCTGTCTTTGGTGTATTATCGATAGATGATGATAGCAACGCCAAAAGGTTCGCGAAGAATACCGAGTTGATCCTGTCTCTAATGTCCGCCTTAGCCAATAACACCTTTGATATATCGGCATTTGTTTCGTATAGCTTCCTTACAGCGTCATCAAGGCTTGTCTCTACATTGTCTATCCATGTTACTCCGCCCTTACCCGAGTTGATTGTTAAGTCACCCAACCGGCCATTTGCTAATACCGCAGGATCTAAATCCATTGCAGAAGCTTCTAGTATGTCCTCTTCAAGCGTTTGCAGTGACATTACATCACCTAGTGCCATCTCGCCCGGACCTTTACCCCATATCGAGCTGCCGCTAACGCTCCATCTCGGTACTACGAAAGGCTGTGTATCGTAGCCGGATACCCTCAGTGGCGGATCTGTTGCAGCACCGCTTACCTCGTAATATGTTGACAGATATGGCTTGTTACGCGCATCAAGCTTTGTGACGTCTCTATTAAGGTTGGGCTCTTGTACGTGCAGTATTTTAACCCATTTACTGCCAGCCTTGTCGCCTTTAATGCTGCGCTTTAGATCATCCGATACGTTATCCTTGCCGAACTGGTTTATAACGTTTCTTGCACGCATTGCGAACTCACGATATATAGTGTCAACGGTATTTTTAAACGATGTATCAATATAATATTCACCTATTGTATAAGGTATAAACCTAAAGGCTTTGTCAATGTCCGGTTCTACCTGAAAGGCAGAAGTGCCGAAAGCTGATATCTCGGCATAAACAGACTTAGCAGATACGTAAAAGTTAGACTTCGCGAGGTTATCTAAAAGGATTCGAGTCACTTCATCAAAGTATTCTTTAACTGTTGTGACTTCTTTAAATGCTGGGTTCTCTGTCGTCAGCTTCAACCACGGTACAGCCGGCGAAGTTATCCCGCTATAGATTATAGATGTAAGCTTCCTATGCGCTATGGACGCGGTCGAGTCAAGTATCTTAAAGTCTTTACGCCTACCATCGTTCTCTAGGTTCTCATCGTTAAGACTATCGCTAACAGGGTAGATGTAATCGTTTATCTGCCTATGCTTATCCCTTGTACCATTAGATTCATACTCGCTTTTAAGCTCCCCGAACCTTGTAAGGTGCTTTTTCCTTACGCTTAGTTGTGCTTTATTGTCTGCCATGATTAATCCCTTTTAGCTTGTTATGCGCCTTCTTACAGTCCTTTCGGTTGGTGTTAATGTCCTTCTCCTGGTCGGCGCGGGTGTTGTCACTCCCCGCGGGCTTGTCGCTATAGTTGCCTTCCTGCCTGTACCAGTGAACGCAGCCGCTATCGTTCTTTCTATTAATGCCCTTTGTCTTGCACGCTCTGTTGCTCCCATGTCGGGCAACTCAGGTAATAGAAATTGATTTAATCCACCACTTCTTGCAAATTCACCGAAAACACCACCCTTTTCCTTTGCCTCTTCCAGCTGCTCTTTGGTGATGCCTGACGATGGTGGTTTGGGTATGTCTGGCACTAATCCTTTAGTAAGTGGGTTTGCGCTTGTTCCGCCCATGATATTGCCTCCTTATGCCCTGCGCCTTCTGCTGTTGTTTGTTGTTTGTGTTGATCTGTGACTTCTCGTAATCCCTTTACGGATAAACTTAAAAGCGAATGTTTGCCTTAAAGCGTCATATCCGTTCGGTGATTTATGACCACGTGATATTAAACTTGCCTTCTTTTCCATCTCAAGCTTACCATCTAAAGCCTCAAACCCGTTGCTTCCCTCTATTATCATCTCTGATTTTAGCTTGGCTGATTCATCTACCTGTATTGATAGTGGCATATCGTTGTTAAACAACATCTCTCTAAGCCTGAACGACATCTCTGCCTTCCTATTTTTAAATTTCAACGGATCGTCTGCAGTAGCTCCATAATCAACAAGTCTTACCCTATCGCCATAACCATCGCTTAACAATGTCTGGTATATTTGCCTACCACCTCCGCCTGCATCTATCACTAATAAATCAATATACGGCATTTTTTTATCAAGCTTGGTTTTTATGTAGTCAACTTGTTGTGGGTAACCGTCAAACCTTTTATACTCAAGCCCCCAAGCATTAAACTCCTGTCGATATATGAAAGCATCTTCGTCATTACCAGTACATTCTGAAGGATCGTACCCTGCTATGATCGCACCCTCTGACTTATATCCTGGCGTCTGCGTGGACCTAATAACAGAGTCTACGGGTAAGAAGCTTTCGGTTGCGCTAAACTGGAAGGCTTCAACATCGTTAGCTGGGTATTCCTGCTTAAACTTCATCTTACCCTCTTTTTCTGTCTTGCCTTGCACCTTCTCTTTGTTCCGCTTCCATGCCATCTGCCTATTGTTTAAGCCATAAATCTCTTTATATGCTCTTTCTTCTTCCGTTAACTTAAAACCTTCAGGCACATCTTTTTGACAGTCTTCGTCCCAGAACCATGGTGCAAAGAACGCTTCAAACTCTGTCTCACCCTTCTTTGCCAGCAAGTATTGGTTATGGAAATAGTTGCCTTCGCCCTTCGCGGTTGTCTCAAGATATATTTCCGTACCGGGGCAATAGTCAACTGTCTCGAGTAAGCCACTCGCTAACTCTTCAGCGTTCTTTATATGTGCTAACTCCGATATATGTAAGAAATGATTTGTCATGCCTCGGCCAATGTCGCTAGCAGTCTTTAAGTCCTTACCCGCCGTACCAGTGCTGTAAGATGATCCACTGTTGGCAAATATCATCTCCGTTTTACTGCATGATTTGAGCGTTGGTTGAAAGTCTGATGAATGCTTGTGGAATGTATTGACTATATCAAAAAGCTTTAAACACGTATCCTCCCTATGCGCCAGTATAAATACGCTATACTTATCATCGCTTAGGTCTGCATTCAACGCATTATTGTAGCCGATTGCAGCTACTTCCGTTGATATCCCCTGCCTACGTGCCTTAACGATGATTATTCTTACTATGCCGGTCTCTTTTAACTGTCTTTCTCTCATCTTAAGCAGTTCTCTTTGCGCTTTCTTATGGATAAGTGGTATTACCTTACCGCTCTTTGATCCAATCCTAAGCACATTGCTACAGAACTGTTTGTGGTCCGTTATCACTTCAAGGCCAACATCAATCTCTTGCTCTGTATATTTTCTATGTTGTTTTGCTTCTGCCACTATCTTCACTCCAATAAAAAAGCCCGATCACTCGTTACTGCTAAGTGTCGGACTCTGGTCTCTGGTACTCTGGTCTCTTTTTTATTTAGTTGTTAAACTGTTAATTTTCTATTTATCCCTAACTCCTTGTGTTTTTTAATTACAATACTTCCAATGTGATGGAATTCTACACCATATTTATCACACATCATATTCAAGTCTTTCTTGCTCATCTCTACCTGTTTCCCGCCCCCAACCTTAACATAAACATTATGTAAAGACGATGCTCTTCTTGAACTAGGTGCTAATAACCACTCTTTGAAAGTTGTTTTTAAGTCAAACCCTGAGCCCATTTTCTACACCTCCACCACGTGCTTACATTTACACTTAATAAATAGCTTGTTACCCTTCTTCTCTGCCACCTTTTTACCGCAAGTGCAGTTGATGTTTTGCGGTTTATTCTGCTTTTCTTTAGCTTTAAACCACTTATCTATCAACTCAGCACTCAATGCGATGCTCCTTGTTTATGTCGTCTATTAACTTCTATCCTGGCCGTTTTATGATGCTCATCCTCTTTAGTAAAGAAGGCATGTTGAACTTCTCTTATTTCTTGATATATTCGATGAATACATCTGAAATGACCAATTATTTCATTAGCGACATTACCATACTTGGGCCCTAGGAGGTGCTTGTCAACTCCTGGTTCAAATCTAAAATTAAACAAAACATAATATACGTCTTCGCCCTCATTTAGTTCTTTTCTACAACTACCGCAAATTTGTTTATCTTCTAAGCTATTAAAGCTTGCAACGTTTCTCTTCATACACTCTGATCTTTTCATCATCTGTGGCATTAGTTTACAATCCCTCTTTTATAATCATCAAATAGCTTCGTTGTTGAGATATAAAGATATGTTTCCTTCCATTTTTTATGAAAGCTTCCATCTCTAACGCTTTTCACCCTCGGCTTCATGTACTTGGCTTTAGGCATTAGGGACTCCCAAGCGTTTACTAAAATCAATGTCTGGTAATGACTGTGGATTGTTCCATATAAGCTTCTTATCGCCAAGCGCTACAAATCCATTAACCGCTAATTCTGAATACATATTGTTAATCTTATCATACATCTTATCCTCTTTAAATTTAAACTCCACTTGCTTTTCACATTCACGCAACCAATCCCACGTACCGGACTTCTTTAAGAATTTCTTATGCGCTCTCTTGCGCCGCTTCCCTTTTGGGATTGTCAGTTTAAACCATGACCTCATGTCGTGTTCCCATATACCTTGACTTCATTCATAAGCTCTACCGCCCTTTCAATCGTATTCTCAAGCCCTTTATGGTTAAACTCTTTAGCTATGCGCTCCCTTTTTAACAACCTTTCCTTTACGTTCAGCTTCTTTTGCCTGCCTGATATTTGCTTTGTAGACTCCTTGTTCACCTCGATAATCGCTTCAATCTGCGGATACACAGCGTCAACCACCCTCAATATTCTTATAACCAGCCCTAAATACTTGAATACGTTTAATATTGTAGCCATTATTTATCTCCTTTACCGTTCTTAGCGGCTATTATAGCGTCAATAAGGCTCTTGTGTGCGCCTATAGTAACCTCTTGCTTTGACTTGGGTTGATATTCAGGATCGCGCCGTTCTAGGTGCCACTTTGAATCATTTTTGTCACCACCATCTATTGCTTTCTTAATATTCAGCTTTGCTTTAAATGTCGTCATTCCCCTAAGGTCCTCAATTCGCTTAGAAAACTCAGGGTGTTTATTCTTATAATCATGTAGCGTCGGCTCGCTAATCCCTGCATAAGTAGCGGCTTGCAGATGAGTCGCGTCACATAAATACGCATCCTCAAGTTTGTTAAGCACCTCAGGAGTCATTTTTGTCGGTCTACCACCTGGATGCTTCTTAGTTCTATCCGCGATCTTCTTCTCAACCTTCCTTTTATCACTGTTGATTATCGTCTTCGACATTTTTCTTACCCTATCCCTTTCGCTTTTCTAACTATCTCAACAATAAACCCCCAACTTAAAATTGCTAAGGTTGTGGTTACAACAACGATTATAAACGTTTTAAATGCGATTCTTTTACCATATTTGATACTTTCAGACAGGCTCTTTGATTCTTTTAGAGTGTTGTACACTTCATCGATCCCTCGCGATATATCCCCATCACCGAACGATTTAACTGCTCCAATAGCATGGGGTATGTGTGGTTGTACTTTTTTTGGGAAAATACATTGACTTGAACACTTTAAATCGTTCCTAAGGATGTCAAGAAGCGCCTGCATCTCAGGGGGTAGCTTTATTCTGTTTTGGTAATTCCTTTGTTCTATACCGCTAAACGGTTCTTTAACCGGACCTCTTCCATCCTGAAAAAACACCTTACATGAGCTTTTATTACCCATCGATCACCTTTTAAGGGGTGGGGAGAGATCAAAAGAACATATCAGAAACTTTTGATCTCCCTCCTAATTACAACAAAAATGTAAAAACGCATTATAAATATGCCAAACATTGTATTGTTTTGTCAAGTTTTATTTTACTGTTACTTTTTTGTTGTGTTTTTCATTGTAAGTTTTAAAGCTTTCTGGTATGCTCATGCCTTTCATCCTTCGATCCTTACCGGTGAACTTTACCCTGTTACCAGACATCATCTCTGTTATGCGAGAAGCGATCCGGTCGCCGTACTTCTTAGACAGCCCTTTAAGGGTTAAGTTTGAGGTGATTATTATTGGCATCATTCTTTCGTATCGTTTGTTGATGAGCCGGTAAAGTATCTCTAAAGACCAGTCAGTTACCTTTTCCGCGCCCAGGTCGTCAAGGATAAATACCTCTTTATCAAATAAGAGTACGTCAATGTAGCTGTCACTATCAGGTGTCCCAAAGCTCCTTTTTATATCGTTAAGCAAGTCAACGAAGCTGTGTACGCATACACCGATTCTATTGACATAATAAAGCTTTGCTATCGCGTATGCTGCATAGGTCTTACCAGTGCCTATATTGCCATACAAGTAAAAGCTCTTAGTGTCTGCTGTCTTGGTTATAACCTCCTTGATCCGCTTATCAAGCGTTTCAGGTATCGCGTCCTTAAAGCGTAACGGACAGCTTATCCGCATGTTTATGCCTTCAAGCCCGCAATCCTCACCTTTTTTTTCGACGGCTTTTTTTACTGCATTCATGAAATCATCAGGCTTAATCGTCAAGATGGTCATATTTCCCCTCCTCCGCTTCTATAAAGTTTGATGGTCTATGTTCAGATCCTCGATTATTTCGAGTACCTTGCTCTTTTAACTCGTAAACAAGCCTAATCCAACCGTGTTCTATAGATTGCTCAATTATTTTTACATGATCCTTTTGATATTTCTCAAGCTTTTTAAGCTGTGCGCTTATGGTGGATGGTGTTAAAGTGCTTCCTCTTTGTTTGCGATATTTTATCCATTCAGCCCATATCTCTTTGTCTAACCAACCAGGTAATCCATTATTCCGAGCAGGCGACTTTTCTTTTATACTTTTCTTTTCTTTTATACTTATATTATTAATACTTATATTATTAGTGTCGCTGTGAGACACACCCCCCTGTGTCTGTGAGACACACCCCCTGTCGCTGTCAGACACATTGATGTTCCTGTCAGACACACCTTTCTCTGTAACGCTGTATAGGTTTGACCTGTAGGAGGGGCTTTTTTTCACTTTTAAGTAACCTTTTTTAACTAATTTCTTTTGTGTTCTTATTATTTGGCTTCTTGACATGCCAGTTTGTTTAGACAATGTGGTGTGCGAGGGGTATATATCTTCACACCCATTATATGACAATATTACGCTAAAAAGAGCCTTCTCATATACGTCAAGACGCTCACTTCTAACAACCTTGTTAGATAGCACAATAAAACCCTTGTCGCTCATTGATACCTCTAAACGGCTTCTGGTTTTTCAACTGGTATTACAACATTCCTATCTAAAAACTTTTCAAGGCTCTCTTCGGTTATTCTGAGACCACGCTCACCGATCTTCACAGCCTTTAACTCGCCGTCATCTACCAACTTATGTACTGTTGGTACTGAGCATCTAAGTTTTTTAGATATTTCACTGACATAAAATAGCTTATCCATATTAGCTCCTTGTAGAGTGGGGCGAGGCAGGCTTCGAACCTGCATTGACTCGCGACGTTTGCCGTGCCTATCACGTTAATAGACTTCCACCCGCCCAATATTATTTAACTTAATTAGTACAATAATAAAAATTACCTTTAAAGGTGGTTACATAACCTTTAACTTTAATTAGCCCAAAACGATCAGTGCCTAATGTTTTTTCAATTTCTTGTACGTATCCGTCTTTTTCTAACGTTCTTATGGCTTGATTCTTGCCTTGATATAACCCGCCAGAAATCTCAGCAGCGAAAACCTTTTCTAGTATTTCAAACTTTTTTTTATTCATAAAATATAATATACAAAACCCCATCTTATTTGTCAAGCACTATTTTATTTTATTTATTTTATAAAAAAGACTTGACAAGGGTGTAAGGCTGTGTAATACTATACATAGAGTAAATCAGTAAAATATTGAATCACGGGGGCAACAATGAAACAAAAATGCAAAGATTATCGTAATAATGGGAAATACCCATGTCCATCAATATGTCATTTATGTAAAAAGGAGATTCTAACCTGTGGGGCGCATGATATAGGTGGTGATTGTAACCCTGACTTAATTTCAGACAGTTGTTGTATTAATTGCATAATCGAATGTAAAGACAGAGAGGTTGAACACTTTGAAAAAGAAACCCTTTTAAAATGTTTGGAGTGTGAAAATTATATAGGATCAGGAAAATGCTATACAAGTCCTTGTAATTATAAAGCCAAAGAAAGGGAGTAGGTAAACAATAAATAAACGCATTGGGGGCAATAGATGAAATAAAGGTAGCCGAACAGATCAACGAGGCGTAGAACAGTAAAAAATAGCAGAACGGAGGGTGGAATATGGAATATCCAGAGCATGAAAAATTAGAAAAAGTAGTAGACAAATCGCAAGCAATCGGAGAGTTTTTAAGCTGGTTGTTTGAAGAAAAAAGCATGTATATTTGTTTGTATGATGAAAAGAAGGGACGATACTATCAACCCTTAAGCGCCAATAAAGAAGATTTGATAGCAGAGCATTTGGGTATTGACCAAGAAACGATTGAGAAGGAAAAACAAGCAATGCTTAAATTAATGAGAAACAAATAAACCAAGGAAACTAACACCATGAAAACCGCAAACTTTAACATAGAGAAGATCAGATCGCTTGACATGCGCCGCCTCTTAAAGGCGTTACATAAGGCCTTAAAGGATAACGAGGCGGGCGCTTGTAAGGATTGCACCTTTGACTGTAGAGGCTGTATTGTAAACCGTACGGCTCGGGAGGCGGCATCTAAAATTGAGGGTACATTTAGACAGTCAACTATGTTTGGTGGGGCGTGAAGGTAAAATAAAAAAGGGAGGAGGATCGCCATGATAGTGTATACGATAAAGAGAAAAAAGAAAGGGAAACAAATATATTTTATAAGCGTAAGCCCTACTAGGCTTTCTTATGGCTACTTATGTGAAGCCACTTTTTTTGATGGAAAAGATGTGGCAGAATGGATGCTTAGCACAATACCAACAAAGATTAGAAAGGCTTTAGAGATCATCAAGGTAAACATCACGGAGGTGGCGGAGTGAAGAGGAAACAACATTGCAAAAACTGTCATTGGGTAGAACAAACCAGAAGAGAATTTTTTGGTTATAGTAAGGACTATTACTATCTTTATTGTTGTGGTTTAATTCCGAAAAATTCGGGCAAAAGAAGAACAGTTAAGGCAAGGGGCACATGCCCAGAGTTTAAGATAAGGGAGCTATAATTTACGGGGCGGTAAACCGCCAGCACCTAGTGTCTAGGAGAAGGTAAGGGCATGAAGATAACCCCTAGCCGCCCCGATACCATAAAAGGAGAGGAAAGATGATAAACGTAGATGAACTGTCAGAAAAAGATTGTAAAAGTTATTTAAAAGGTCTCCTAGCAGAAAACGACAAACTGAGAGAGCATTGCGATAGATTTATTAAACTCAATCAAGAGCTATCTGATAAACTAGGCGAATGTCAAGAAATAATAAAATGTTATTCAGTTGGAGACGTAAAAGCTGCCCGAAGATTAATGATGAAAAGCTTTATATTTAAGGAGCCCCAAAATGCAACTTAACCTAAAAACCATAAGAGACCATTATAAAGGAACAGATCACGAAGAAGAGTTTGCTCATGTGGTAGATAAGCACCAACCAGAAATAATGGAGCTATACAGGAGAAATTACAGCAGCGAAACGTTTGATGTCCTTGACGTATTTATGCGCGGCTTGACAACCGGCGAAACAGTAAATGAAAAGATAAGCGAGTTGATGATCGCCGCCGCGGAATTAGTCTATGAAGGTCATGATGATACCGAAGAGGGGGAGAGGTAGAATGATAATTAACAGCGGCACCAGAATGAGATTGGAACATTTAACAAAAGGCGGGATGGTGTACGGCATTGCAGAAAAGGACTTTAACATGTTAGATGAACTGTTCCCCGTTTCAAGATGCCGGGTAAATGGCGATAATTGGCAAAAAGACAAGCTAATTTATTTACCGAGCAATGAATGGGCTATAACAATTATAGAGGAGAGGTAGGGTGGGCAGAAGAGCAAGAAAACAAAATAAAAAAAGATTCGTATGTAAGTGTCAAGAGACAGGATATTGTATACATGATAAAAACGTTGATTATGGTATATGCGAAAAATGCTTCAATAATGACATGAGCCCTAATTATAAGAAATCAACAATAGAATGGGACAGTGAATATATAAGCTCATACCCAGACAGCCAAGGGCGTGAAGACGATTTAAGAAGAGAAGAACATTATAGAGTACAGGACAAGGAGCAACCATGAGCAAAATATCAAGGAAGAACCATACAGCATCGTTGAAGAAATGGGGCGGTAAGCTTATCTTGCAAAAGATGCGGGATAAGGTGCCATTTGATAACAGTATAGGTTGGGATGATTTGCCAATAGCAAGGGGCTGTGGACATTGCAACGAAGTGAGGAAACAAAACCACGGTAGGTTAAACTGTTCTACTTGTAGCTTAAAGCATAAAGTTAAAGACCACTGTAATGAGCTTGTGCTAAGTTTTACGGATGCCATGTACTATGACGACGATGCCCCTAACTTCTCTAAAGCCGAATGGCACAGGGTAAGGCTTTACAATAAAATCCTAGCCGATGAAGTCAATGTATACGAGGAGGAGTAAATGGACGCCACATTAGTAGTAAAAATAAACGATCCGTTGCTCAAAGAAAAGGTGACGGCAGAACATATCCTAAAAGCCAAAGAGTTTATGGAGCGCATATATTCAGATAACGAGATCGGCGATGATAGCAAGGTTTGTAAACTGCTCGTCAGGCTGCATAAAGATTATCTATGTTACCAGATCGCACAAGATAATTATAAGCTGAAATTTGACGACTTTTGGCATAAGGCAGAAAACTATGAGTATATGTATAAACGTACCTTAGAGAAGTTGAACGAGCTAGGGATAAAATCAAAGAAAAGGAGAGTAACTGATGAAAATTAAGGGAATTGAGGCAACAAACTTTAAGGGGATTGAAAAGATCAACGTTGAGTTTAATGACGGACACACGAGCATAATCGGGCTTAACGGATCGGGCAAGACCTCGCTTATTGATGTTATCCGGGGGTGTATCAAGGGCGTAAGCCAAAAGAGTAGCAAGGGTGAGCTGGTCGGCGAACGGTTCAGGTTCATAGGTCCGCACGGGAAAACGGCTGATTTAAAGGTAACATTGAAAGATGAGAAAGGCGGCTTTGATGTCATTATAACCAACAAAGTGACAAAAGCGAGCAATGGCATCGAGTTTAAAGCATCAGACGGAAGCACACTTGACAGGCAATGGCTCAATGACTTTTTTAACGTAGCCTTCCTGAGCGCTAAGAACTTCATCGAACGCACACCGAAAGAGCAGGCTCTTTTGCTTGGTATAGATACCAGTAAGTATGATGAAGAGATTAAAGAGCTTAAATCCGAGTTTACCTTAATCAACCGAGACATCAAAGCGTTCGGTACGATACCGGTTGTCGAGAAGGTTGATCCAGTTGACCTAAACGCCCTTTATAAAGGGCGCGACAGGATAAAAGCGCATAACCAACAACAAGAGGCAAGAAGGGCAGAGATAGACAAATATAAAAGAGCGGTCGAAGATCAAAAAAGCAGGATCAAAGCAATAAAAGAATCGCTGAAGAGAGAAGAGGATGATTTAAGTTTTTTACAAGACACTTTGGGCGATTTGCCTGTGGCAGTAGGGCAGCAATCTATAGAGCTGAACTCCATCAATAATCAGATAGATGAGGCTGACGATACCAATCTAAAAGCAAATGAATACTTGGCAAACGCAGAAAAGGCAGGGGCTTTGAAGATCAAGGTGGATCAGCTTTTAAAGAACAAAGCCGAACAAGACAAGGTGAACGATAAGCGCACTAATTATATAAAGGCGTTTGACTTCAAAAGTGACGGCCTATCGGTAGACGAGGACGGCGGGCTTTTATTAAACGGGCGCAGGCTAACCGAGTTCTCAAAGGGAGAGCAGGAGGTTATCGTTGCCGGTCTTTACGCGTCTTTGGATCCCGAGCTAAAGGTTAGGATAATTGACGAGTTCCAAAGCCTTGACGCTCCGAACCAGAAAAAGATCGTTGACGGGCTTATCAATAAAGGGTTCCAGGTGATAACCCTTGAGGTCGGCGATAAGAAAAAGGATAAAAATACGATCCTGTTAAGGGAATGTAGCGTTGTTGATGAAGAAGAAGAGAACAAACCAGTAAAACCAAAACTATTATAAGGAGATTGATTATGGAAGAGAGCAAAGAAGTAGCGGTAGTAGAAGAGAAGAACGTAGCAGTAAAAATGTTCTCAGAAGGAAATGTGCAAAAGGCATTAAAAAACTTTTTAGGCAATAACCCCCAAGCTTACATGAGGTTTATCAGTTCAATAAGATCATGTTGTGCAAGGAACCCAAAGATTTTAAAGTGTACAAAGGACAGCTTGATTAATGTGTTTTTAAACTGTGCGGAATGGGGGCTTTATCCATCTGTAGCCACCGGCGAATGTTATGTCATTCCATATAAAAACAAAAAGGGCGAGCTTGAGGCGCAATTCCAACTTGGCTATCAAGGCATGGTGACGCTTGCATATCGCAATGGAATCACGATAAACGCTGAGATAGTCTACGAGAAAGACAGGTTTGAATATGAGTTTGGATTAAACCAAAAGCTCATACATGTGCCGGACTTTTTCACAGACAGAGGCGAGCCGATAGGTGCGTATATAGTTGCCACCCTTGAGAATGATGTAAAAAAGATTAAGATAATGAACAAAGACAAGATATTCGAGTTCCGGGGAAAGTCGCAAAGCTATAGAAGCGATGTCAAGTACAAGTCAAAAAACTCACCATGGCAACCGGAAAACGATCCCGAGCTTAACATGTGGAAAAAGACCTGCATCAAACAAATATTCAAGGTACTCCCAAAGTCGCCTGAGATGAAAGAATCATTTGAAGAAAGCGAAAAGAACGACATCATAGACATAAAGCCTGAAGAGAAAACGGTGTTAGATCAGTCAGAAGTAACGGGCTTTTGTGAGCGCATGATAGAAGAAGGCTACGATAGAGACTTAATTAAAAGAGGGATTAAAGAAGTCCTTAAAAGGAAATCTCTCGAGCCGTTGACTATAGATGAGGCTGCCATATTTGAAGGCTGGTTAAGAGCAGAGACAAACCGGCTGTTAGATGAGAAAGCAGCCGCGCAAGAAGGGCAAGGTGATTTGTTATGATAGAGGCTTATGCGATAAAGATAATAGGAGGAGATTGCAGCAAGTGGTTATGGTTTAAGGACTCGCAGGCTGGTCTCTATGCCGTTATTGTAGGCAATTTAAGAGACGCCACCTTCTTTGTTTCAGAACAAAAGGCAAGAGAGGCTTTAAACGGTAACGCAAAATATAACGAACTTAAGGAATTGCTCTTATTTCATATATTCAAAATAAACATTGAGGAGTCTCTCATTGACTGAACGCAACGAAAAGTTACCGCGAGTCAGCAATCTCAAGCACTTCTTGACGGAAGAGGAGTTTAATAAGATCCCGAGAGATATCCTTGAGGCGAAGGCGGCGGAAGGCATCAGAAAACATAAAATCCTTGAGGATAATTACGGGAAACCAAACAATAACCTGCTATCGTATATGTTCGACGAAGGGTTAAAGAAGATATTCACAGAAGATGAATTGCAGGGCGAACCAACTTTTGAAAAGCAGCTAAACGGTTTACAGTTTACCGGCAAGCCTGATTTTTATTTAAGGAGAACGCTCATTGATTATAAATTCACCGATACGCTAAGACCAGAGACGGCGCTGCAATTAATACTATACGGCATATTGCAAAACGAAGTATCGGTATCCATCGACAGGTTCTACGCCTTCCACTTCCCAAACGATTACAGCCTGTTCATTTATCAGATACCCGGGCGGGCTTTAGCGCCATTAAAGGAGTTTGCAAGTTTTGTAATAGACAACCATGAAGCCATTGACGCAGGCGGCTTTGAGAAGTATGAGGGGCTTATCAAGTGGAAGAAGCTGCTGATAGATTATGAAGTCTTTGAACCGGTGGACGCAGTGTTCCCGCCATTAACGATTACCGATCAGGAGAAGGCTGATTTTGCGGCTGTAATTTATTATAAGATCAAAAGGATAGAAGATTATAAAAAGTATCTTAACAGCGAACTCAAGCGGTATATGGAAGAGAAAGGAGAAACGCGACTAGGGAATAGCGAGACGGGCGGAGTACGGCTTCAAAACCACACGACAAAGGTGTACGATCCAAAAGAGTATGCGATAGCAAAGGCGGCATGGGATAAAGCCCGAGAAGATTGTAAGACAGCAGAGGTTGTAACTAAAAAGATAGTCAGGTTCGGCCCGAAACAAGAGCCGATAAAACAACTTAACTAAAGGAGGAGTAACGTGAAATTTAAAGTAGAAATAGAGATTGATTGGATCAACGAGGATTCAACCATAAATGAGACTGTTTCAGAAGAAATAAAACATAAGTTGATTCAAACAGTTACCGACCAAGTAGTAGCAGGCTTCTCTAAAAAAATAAGCGAACAGATAGCCGTGGAGGTTCAAAAAAAGGTTATAGAAACCTATGATTCTTTTATAATAAAACCTTTTAAAGTTTATGATAAATACGGTGACTTGATAAGAGAAGAGAAAAGCATTTTATCTGTAATAAAATCAAAGCTTGATGCTTTTATGACCGGTCATGTTGATAAAAGAGGAAACGCTGTGACTTGGGGAGGAAAGCCACGCTATGAATATCTTATAGAATATCAGGGGCAAAAACAAATAGAAAACTTCATAAGCACATTATCTAAAACACTTATTTATGAAATAAAAGAAGATATAAACCAAGAAGCGATAAAAAGAATTGCCAGCGATTTTTTGTCAGATAAGACTTTAAAAAAACTAATAAGTTGATTGCCCTTATAAATACCGCCCAGATCCGGTACGCATGGGCAATCAACTACCAGCCCAAACCTTAAGCCCTGTCATGGTGACGGGGCTGGGCTGGGCTAAAGAGAGGACTTAAATGCAATTCAAAAGAGGCGACATAATCAGCGCTGAACATGAGCGTACCGGCACCTGGATCGGAAGGGTAGTCAACGCGTTCGACACTGAGACGCATAGCCGGTACATGATAAGGCTGAATCAAATAGATAAAGTCGTTGATGAAGTTACGGAACTAGAGTTCAGTATGGGCAATCTCATGCCATCAAAGGCAAGCCTGTACAGCAGTATAGAAAAAATAAACAAGGAGGCTTAAAATGATCGTAGTAAACGCAGAATCGATAGCGGTATTTGTAATTGTTTTAATAGGTGTAGGCTGTGGCGGGTTCTGGTTACGTGGCCTGCTGATGGCGAGTAAGGATAAGGGGGAGGATAAGGACGATTTTAACACGCTGATCTGTCCGGTGCGTTGTAAAAACAGACAAACAATATCAGAGTTATTACACAATAGGTTGCTCCAGATAGGTTATAAAGAATATATGGAACGTTGTGACAAAGAAAAGGATATGCGGGTTGAGGATAACCTAAGAGAAAGACCGTGTAAAACCTGCATTGAATTTCCTTGTATGGAACTTGATATAAAAGACGATGATGAGCTTTTAAAAAGCTTTTCAGTAGAAAAGTTGCAGGAGATATTAGAAAAAGGTCTAGAGATAGCAAATAAATGTGTAAAGGATTCCGCTAAAGACTCAGAGATTCCAACACAAGCGATGCTGTTTGGTAAAAGTGTAGTCAAATTCAAAGACGACAACAACCCACCAGCCGCATTTAACGGTGACGGTGATCCGGTTGATGATAATGAGCCGGATAAACCAGACAATCATTTTAAAGGGTGGGCATAGCATGATGAAATAGTTACATTGTTTGAGTATTTCACAATAGTTTTGGAATAATTTAAGTGCGAATTTGTAAAAGGAGAGAGGGTTGCTCACAGCAAAATGGATACAAGACAAAGACGAAGTCAATCGGCTCATAAACGACGGTTGGAAAATTAAAGAAATAAGACGAGGCTATAACTGGATTAATCATTTAATGGTGAAATATGATTGAATTAAACAAGATATATAACGAGGATTGTTTTAATGTAATGCCTGATATTGACGATAAGTCTATTGACATGATCCTTTGTGATCTGCCCTATGGCACAACCGCCTGTTCATGGGATACAATTATACCTTTCGAGCCTCTATGGAAGCAATATAAGCGTATCATAAAAGATAACGGTGCAATCGTATTGACGGCTAGTCAACCTTTCACCAGTAAGCTTATAATGAGTAATCTCGAGATGTTTAGATACGAATGGATATGGGAGAAAAACCTCGGTACAGGGTACCCTACGGCAAAAAAGAGGCCAATTAAAGTACATGAAAATGTTTTGATATTTTCAAAGAAGCAGACAGTTTACAATCCGCAGAAGACCACCGATCATAAAAGAAAAACGGCATTAGCAAGACATAAAAACAAATGTAAGCCCACTGAAATTTACGGAAAATGCAATAATAATAAGGACTATGACAGCACAGAACGATACCCGCGCAGCGTGCAGTTTATAAATAAAGTTTTACAAAAGGATTATGTACACACTACCCAAAAACCGGTAGCGCTATTTGAATATTTTATAAGAACATATACCAATGAAGGCGATACTGTTTTAGATAACTGTGCCGGTTCATTTACAACGGCAGTTGCATGTATAAGAACAAATCGTAACTGGATCTGCGTAGAAAAAGAAAAGAAAAACTGTGCCGTTGGTGCAGAGCGCATCAAAGTAGAGTTAAGTCAACCAAGACTATTTTAAAGGAGATTGAATTGGAAGAAGAAAAAAAAGGTCGCGAGCTAAACGTTGAAGAGGTGGCGAAGCGGTTGGGGATAAAGACTCAATCCGTTAAGAGAACATGGATCGCAAGCGGCAGGTTAAAAGCACATAAAGAAAGGGGGGACAACAGCCCCTGGCTAGTATATGAAGAGGACCTTAATGATTTTATAAAAGAAAATAGAATCGAAAATACGAAAATATGAAAAAACGATTTATACCAGTTGACGTAGGATTTACAAATCACGGGAAAATTAATGCCATAGAGATGTTATATGGTACCTCAGTGAGAGCCTATATAATTTCCTCTTTGATTGAGCTGTGGACGCAACGGCATTTTAATTATCCTGACGGCATAATAAAATAAGTCCGCATCGTTTATTGAAAGCATGGTTAAGTGGCAGGGCGAAAAGGGGCAGTTTATATCAATAGTGACAAATGATGAAACATGTTTTTTAGAGAAGAAAAGTGATAAAAAATATATTATACATAATCTTTTGGACCACAACCCGATGCTAAGACCGGGGATTAAGAGGGAGATATCAGTGAAAAAATCAAGGGCAGCACATACGAACTGGGCTATAATAACAGTTGAAAACTTATTGACCAAAGGCATCAAAATAGAGGATTGCTCCTGGTTAAATTACGTTGAGAATGGCTCGTTTAGTTATATAAGGGTTGAGTACGATCTTTTACCCGACCACATAGAGATAGGCAAAGAGACCTTTTTTAAAAACTCAGGCTTCAGGGAAACGAATTTGAACTCAGATCCCAAAAAACAAGCCGATCGCAGACGACTTATAAGAAAACATACTAAAAAATGTAAAAAATGCGGGGATCTGTTCATCAGCTCGCTATCAGATAAATGTATTGATTGCAGATAAATAAAACATTGTAGGGGTGAAGATGAAAAAAGAAGAAAATTATATTGAAGCAATGAAACTCATAAGGGAGGCCAATGTTTCTTTAACAGAAATCATCGAGGACCTCAACGAAGAGATAAAAAAGATTAATAAGGGTGTCAATAGAAGGGTCGATATTATCCATGAGCAAGGTGACAAAATCGAGCATTTTAAAGCAATATTATGCGATATACTTGTTGTAATCCACGGAGCAGATAAATTTAAGTTCGATGTGAGCGATGGTTTTATGGTGGCAGACTCAAAAGACATGCTTTATCCCATTAAATACGGAGAGATGCCGAATGAGGTGTATCGGTTGAAAACTGACCTCAAGAGCAAGCAAAAAGAAAACGAGCAACTAAAGGCGGAGCTAATTGGCAAGCAAAACGACACGCTGGCAGCAGAGCAAAACTATGATAAATTAAAAGTAAACTACGATATGGCACGATCTCATATTATGAGCCTTAAAGAAGAAAACAAAAAATCAAAAAATGAGCTTGTAGAAAAACAAACGATCATTGACGATGATACTAAGAGGATAAGAGAATTAAGCACGCAAATACATGAACGAGAAGCAGAGTCAAATTCATACAAGAACTTATACAATGAGCTTAAACAAGCTATTGTCCGTGTTGGCAACGCCCCCAGAATATCCCCGACACATTCAGAATTACTTAAAGCGATAAAGAACCTAAAAGAAGACAACACCGGCCTTGAGTTTATCCTTGAGCAAATAGAGCAAACGTATAACAAAGCTGGAATTATAAACTGCGGGAATCCTGACACACATGAGGAAATGGTTGATATTCTAAAAACAGCGTACCAAACCGAAAAACGATATAGCGAGGAGTTTCAGAAACGCTATGAAGAAGAGAAAGCCAAAGCCTCCAAGCTGGGGGCTGAGAAGAGGTTATTGCTTGGGACAATCAACGACCTGATAAATATCCCAGAAGAGGAGACCGCACCAGAAGTTAAGAAAACAGCGAGCTTCATTTTAAAAAGATACAAGCAATTGCTCAAACAACGCCGCAAAAAATCAAAGAAAGGAGGTAAAAATTGAGCAAAGAAAAAGAGGGGAGAGTAAGAAGGATTAAGGTTCCTATAACGATAGCTATGCACGAATCTATCAAGGTTCTTGCAAATCAAAGCGATCCGCCAGCTACACAGGGTGACGTTGCATTTGATCTATTAGAAGTAGGCTTTGAGGAGTTATTCAAACTAAATAACAAACAGAAAGGAGGTGATGAAAGTATGTCGTCAAACTCAGTTGTAATTAACGGTAATATCCACTATGAAGTACCAGACGCTAAAATGAACGCCGTTGTGGCTGTCTTAGATGCAGTGTCAAGCGGTGCTATGGGTATCCCATCGGAAGCAAAACGGTCAGCAGAAGCAGAACAGGCTGATAGTCCGGTAGAAGCAGCCGAAGATCACGGTGACGCTGCATTGCCAGGCTCAGACGATCCGGGCCTTGCTGAGCCGGTAGAAACTTGTAGCGACGAAAAACCACAAGCTGAAACGGATGAGCCGCCTATCGAAGGTTCAGAAATAGCCGATCCTAACGAGATATAAGGCTAAGATGTAAAAATCTAACATGGGGGCGTCAATAGGGGCGTCCCCGGATGAAAAAGGAGGGGAGAAGATATGACAACAAGAGCAATAGCAGAAAAACTTAAAGGGATGCAATACAGAGAAGAACCAGATAGTCAGATTATAGCCGAAGCAAAAGAAGCTGGCATTGTTATAGTCTTTGGCGCAAGCGATGATTTAATGGAGCTGAGAGGTGCAGTCGATGATGAGATAGGTTGTTATGATGGCGGCACTATTTTCTTTACTCCGAGCGGCTTAGTAAAAAATATTTGTGACAACGAAACGTGTCCTTATGCAGAGAAAGAAAAAAACAATGCGATACCAATTCATGCTTTGTGGTGTGAAGAGTCCGATTATAGCTGGACATATAAAACCGAAATACCACACGAAACCTTTGAAATTCTGGAAGATGAAGAACGCTATTGTTTAGGAATTGTGTTCAGACTATCAGATGTTAATGCAAAATAAAGGAGACACCCAAATGAAAAAAATCTTAGCACTCGATCCAACGCTATCAAATATCGGAGCGGCGCTCTTTGATGATGAAGGCAACCTCTTAGGGTTGTCATGCCTCATACCATCAAATAAGTTTGCGGATCATATAGAGAAAACCTTGTCGTTATCAAAACAGCTCAGGGATCTCATAAGGAAGCACGAGGTTACTGATATTGTAGCGGAGGTACAAGAGGGGAAAGGAAGAAACTATCATGGGGTAAAGTCGGTGCTTAAGGCAGAAGGGCTGGTTCAGGCTATCGCGGGGGCTTTCAACCTCAGATATCACCATGTAAGCGCATACGATGTGAAAGAGGCGGCGACCGGTAGAAAGACGGGGGTAGATAAACACGAAATGATCGCCGCGGCGCTTAAACTTAATCCGGTACCACCACTATCACGTAGAGAGAACGGTAAAATACTTATCGGTAAAGCGGAACACGAGGCGGACGCGATCT